CCTCGAGGGTTATCCTCCCCGCTCATCATCGCTGCTCCACGGCAACAGCGACGATCTTATCTGAAAGAACGTCTTCCCTTCCCTGAACCTGTCTATCGGCACCTCGTTCTTGTCGATCACCCGCACCAGCTCCGACAAGGACAACTCCACATGCTGCTGACGGTGAGATGACCAGACGAACAACCAGACGGGCATCGCCACGTCCCACCACGACAACGCCCGCAGCTTCTCGAGTTTGAACTTCAACCCGTTGCGCCCAATGCCGAGCACCTCGACGAAACGCATCGGCGTTTCCTGCACATAATCAGGCGAGTAGCGGATCACCAACGGCATGTTCTGAATGCTGAACGGCGGACGGTCAAACCCGAACCTGGCCCACTCGGTGTGCGCCGCCTCGAACACCCCCTCCGCTTCGTCGCCCATCTTCTCCATGCGCTGAGCGAACGGCAGCTCGTTGAACGGGGCGTCCATCACTTCTTCTTCCCGACCACCCGCTGCACCTGACGGTCATCGTCGAACGCCACACCCTGCAAAGCATCCTCCACCAGCTTCAAATAGTTGGTGGTGTCACCCCGCAACGACGACAGCTCCTCATCCAAACTGCGGATCGTTATCACCGTCCGCTTCTTCGAGAAGACGCACGACATGGAAACAGGACCGTCGAAGAACGGCCCGTCGTACTCCTCGGCTATGGCACGCTCAGCGTCAACAGTGCTCTTAGGGGTGTACGTCCGCCCCTTGCTGAACCGTGGCCGCCCCTTCGTGATAGGCGCACGCCGCACCACGAACTTGTGTTGCATCACGCAAGCTTCCTGAGCGTGACCTCCAACATTTCCCGCAACCGCTTGTCACGATCTGGCCTGTTCAAGAACTTCCCCATCCGCTCGTCCAACCTGTACAACAGGTCAAGGATAGCAGCGTCACCGTACCCCTGGCGGATCAGAGACCCAGTGAACACCATCATCGCTTTGCTCCGATCCTCCCACGACGTCTGGTTCCACACGTCACGGGCCAACCAGCCGAACTCCTCGTCCGACCGTTCCGCCCGACGCAACTCGACCTTGTTCTTAGGTTGCGTAGAGTCATACAACGGCAGCATCTGACGGATCAGAGTGCGATGGGTGCGCTGCCCCCACGCCTCGCTCAGATACTGGGCGAACGGCAGCTCCACATGCTCCGCCGACACGACACACTGCCGCCCCTCAGAGCGGCCACCAGGGAACGGCAACCGCAGACAGTTGCCGAACCCCTTGCCGTGTAGTTCCGTTTGCTTCGGGTACACCTCCCGTGTCGGCACGTCGACCAGACGGCACGCTCCGATCATCGCACGCCGACCCACTGTCGCCGACACGGGGCCAGTGAGGTACACCCACAGGTGGTACCCCTTCGATCTCGACGCTTCAATAAACGATACGACACCCAGCTTCGACAGCATCGCCTGCAGGTTGCAGGCGTGCACGAAACTGTCGTCTCCTTCGTCCAGGTCGACAGCCAACCAGTGAACAACCCATTCGCCGTTGTCTCGACGCAACGGGTACACGCCGATCGGTTCCCCGTCGTCGAGGTGACCGGCGACCACAGCCTGGTACTCGCCGCCAGCAGCGGGCACAGGGTCGCCTTCGGGGTGCAGCATGGGTCGCACCCCGCCGTCGGCGTAACACAGGGCGACAGCGCCGCCCTTGTGGAGCTCAGAGAAGACCTCTACCGCATCCAACGGTCGTCAGTCGGAATGTCGTCGCCGAAATACTCACGCACCAAACCACAATGCGGGTCCATGTAGTAGTCGATCGGCGGGTTGGTCACATGACACGGCGGCCTCTTGTTCTTGCACAGATCCAAACTGATCGACACTGAATGAACCAGACGGTCGTCTTCCGACAGGTTCGGAAGATCCCGTTTGCGGAACACGTTGACCTGCAAAATGGCGTACTCGTCGGCGTTGAACTTGCCGTCATCCATGCCCCGTGACATGCCACGGTTGCTGCTCTTACCCGACTGGTGCACCAACGCCACGGGCATGTTCTCCGTCTCAGCCCACTCCTTGATGCCACGCAGCACACTCGACACCCCCTCGTACCCGCTGGCCTGAGGCATCTGCTCGAGGAAATCGATCATCACGAACCGTGGCCTCGCCTGCCAGTAGTCGCCGCACTCGGCTATAGCGACGCTCATCTCAGGGAACGGCAACGCCATCGGGAATATCTTCACCCTCGACAACCATCCGTTCTTAGCTTCCCTGATCTCCGTCATGTACGCAGGGTCGTTGTCTTTCAACGCCTCCTCGACGTCAGCCAGGTTGCGTCGATACAACATCGAGTACAGCTTCGACACGACGAGGATCTCAGGCTCATCTGGGGTGAAGATCACAGCGTGGAAGTTCGGGTCGTCTTTCAGGTTCTTCACGATCGACGACAGCAGCACAGCGGACTTGCCGCTGTGCGCCCGACCCGTGACGACCAGCACATCAGACGGCCAGACGCCACGCATCTTGTCGTCGATACCAGGTAACCCCAGGTAGTAGCGGTCTTCGCTGCCCGCAGCGTAGTCAACCCACTTGTCGACAGCGTCCGACGTGGGACGGAAATACTTGTAGTCGTTCCCCCCGATGCGAAGATCGGCGTCGTTGAGACGAGCGTCGATCTCCGCTTCGGAAAGGGGAACAGCGCCCCCGACAGTCACCGCTTGTAAGCGTACTGCTGGAGCTCCAGCCTCCGACCATCCCAGTCGAAGTCGACGGCGTCCTTTTGCGTCTGACCAGCAGCCTGATCCCACACTTTCAACGGGACGTTGCTGTCACCCTCGTTGACCCACAACCCCACGTTGCGTTCAACAGCGACACCGATGCGAGTCATCGCCTCCGTAGTGACAGAGAAGTTCGGGAAGTTCTTGCCGCTCTTGGCGAGATCAGTGCTGCCATCAGCGTGCTCCTTCACCTCGTACACCTTGATGATGCCACTGTCGTCAGACCACTCGCTGGGGTGGAACGCCAACAGGTTCCACGCAGCCTGCCTCACGTCAGCCTGCTTGCCGACGCAGAAGTCGACACGGGGGTACACCCTGCCGTCGCCCTGCACGGGCGCTGCTGCTGCGTTGCGTGACGTTTCCGTCGGGCCGCTCGGCGCAACGGGCGGCGGCTGAGCCACCAGCACGTCACCGCCAGGGGCGGCCGTAACCTCCGCACCAGGGAACGCCTGGGCTACCAGCCCTGTGCCGATCCGTTCCACCAGGTCGTTGTGGACTGTCTCCACGCACGCCAGGTACTTGTCAGGGTCACCGCTCCCGCAGCAGACAGAGCCCGCCACCTTCGCAGCCACCTGAGCAACAATGGAAGCATCTCTCGCATCCATACTTATCTCCTCTCCCTTTACCAGGGTGTCGGGCCGAGGTGTTTCCCTCGGCATTCACCAGCCTGCCACACGGGGCACCACTTGGGACTGCAGTGCCACCCCGCCCAGCGTTGCGGCCAGACCTTCAAATCAGACTGTAACAGTTCCACGATCGACCAGCAGAGATCCTTCAACGCCTCCAGGTGAGGCACCCTCCGTTCGATCTCGATGATCTGCATCTTGCCTTTCACCAACGCAACGAGACGGAACTTCGGACAGTCAAACGCAGCGCAGTAAACGTGAGATTGGATGTCCCAACGCTGCTTCTCCCACGGCTCATACGAGCGGCTCGGGTTCTTCCAATCGTAAATGACACCATCCTCAACCCAGTCGGCTGTTCCCTCCAACACGACACGCACCCCGTCACGCTCATCCAACGGAAACCTGAAGTGTTTCTCCACAGCGACAGGGTTCAAAGACGGAAACAAATCCTCATACCAGACAGTCAGGTTGGCTCGAGCAACGTCGACGATCTCCTCCAGTTCGTGACGCCACACCTCGACGGAACCACACAGCTCGTGGAACACGGCGTCCATGTGGTCGATGGCCTCGTCCAACGGGGGACGCACCCCGCTGCTCATCAGCTCGTTGCCGCAGTACTCGATAGCGGCGTGCACCATGTTGCCCCGCAACATGTCGCTCGTCTCACGTTCCCTCACCAACCCGTAACGCACGTTGCGGGCCCACTCGGGGCAGTTCGAAAAGGTACCCAACCAGCTTTGACGTATCGGCACTTCAATCATACGCACAGCCTCCCATCGGGGTGTGACAGAGGCTCGGAGCCGACGGTACCCAAGGGAGTAGATACCGTCGGCCCCGTTACCCGTAACCCGTTACCGTGGTGCCCCCTAAAGGGGGCACCGTAACCGTATACGGTACCGTTCACTCAGTCCAGCACCCTTCGAGGAGATCCCCGATTCGGATGTTGCGGATGCGTTCATGCTCCGCTCGGCTCATCATCGAGTGGGCCCTGGACCGACGCAACCCAGCACGCCGAGCAACTTCGGCACCGTTACCCAACTTAAGGTTCTCATCTAACATTAAATGTCGGCGAACATACGCCACAACTACCTTCAAATCCTCGAGGTTTCTAGCCACCAAAGTAGCGTACAAAAGAGGGTCTTCGTGGTCGCCAGAAAGCTCAGATAAAGCGGCAGCAAACTCGAGAGGATTACGCATAAGTTGCGATTCAAACTCCACGTTATTGTCTTCCACTGTCGTACTCCTTCACTGCCTCGTCCAACTCCTCAGCCACCTCGAGCACCTCCCACACCTGGCTCCAATACCAGTCGGCCTGCTTAGCGTCATCATTGTCGACACACCTACCCGCCCCGTCGTGGAGCTCATCGGCGTACTCGTACAGGGCAGCGATGACACGCACCGCCAGCGCCTTAGTTATCATCAGGATGCGACGGCGGGGGGACCAGCTCGGCGAACACCTTGCTCACCCAGGAGCACTGCTTCTCTCGACGCTTCGCCTCGAGCTCGTTACCCATCTCGAGCAGGTCAGCGATCCGCTCACCCTGCAGGTCGAAGTACTCGTGGAGCATCCGCTGCACCGTGTACACCTCGTCGTAATCCAAGACCAGGACGGTGGTACCACCATCACCTCTCACTGTGTGCATGTCATTTCCCTTCCCTGTATGCCATTATTTCTTCCCGAGTGAAGGTGTCGTACTCGGTATGTAACCATACCCTGCGTTCCTTCCGCCGCTTCGCCTCGTATGCGGTGTTCGCCGCGTTACACACCTTGCAACGGCAGAACCCACGCTTGTAGGCGATGTAGCCGTGGGTGATCCGCTTCTTGCTCACTCCTCGACCTCCGCATCACACACGGGGCACACGCCGTCGTCACGGCGCAGCAGCCGACGCCCCACATACCATCCGCAC